GAAATGGAGACATTTATAGCACTATAGCGAAACACCCTGTGAGGGGTGTCTGTTGCCACGGGTGAAGGCGATACTGATGAGAAGCCCAAAAATTTAAAACTATATTAAGGTGAGAATAAAATGGAAAAAAATATGACAATACACGCGACAACTGCAACACTACTAATAGATCTATACGGCTCTGACTATGAACCCTCTGAGGATGGCTTGGAAACTGTAGGAGATGACATTTTAGATACTTTCTATAACGGCAATTTCAGTTCAGCCATCAATCAAATGATAGAGCTGGACATTAGACCGCGTGAGATATTTCAGTATGCGCAAAACAAATTAGAGGAAGATGGCGCGGGTTACTATGATTGGTTTGACGTTGGTTTGGCTTGTGAAGTCACACAATCATTTTTTGAGGATAAATAATATTATGATTAAAATAAAAATTGGTGCCAGTGAGTACAGCCGAACTGTCATACAAAATAACATCACAAAAACTTATAATATCAGTTTAAACGAAGAGTTTAATAACTGGTATCAAGAAGCGCAAACGTGGGCTTATGATGTAGCTGAACTATTTGATATCCCTATCTCTAAAGTTTTGGGTGTAACGTCTGTTTTGTCCCCGCTTAAAGAATGGAGTAATAATAAAAAGTTGACAGTTGAATTTATAGCGTCCGGCAATTGTGGGCATATGAAAAACAATAAGAAAAAAGCTAAGGATATTATGGCGCTTGATGATGATAGTGCACTTGAGTTTAATATCTTAAAAATAATTAACGGTCAGAAAACAACAGCGTTTTTTCTAAATATGATGTATCCAAATAGAACCGACTATGTAACCATTGACCGCCACAGCGTGGCAGTAGCTATCGGGAGGATAGCCACCGAATCTGAACAATCACTAACAAAAAACCAGTATAAATTTTTGAGAAACTGTTATATAATGTTGGCTTACAAGTTAGGACTCGCGCCTTTACACTTGCAGAGCATCACGTGGCAGACTTGGAAACGCATAAAATAATTGTTAAACTGTTAACTGTTGTCACCGGTGACGACAATTAACATCTTTTATATCACCGGCGAGGAAAAATAAAAATGATAAATATTTATCACGATAGTACTACACCAAAGAAAGTATTTTTACACATTAATATTTTAGGTCTAAAATTTAGACTAAAAACATATCCGAGAGAGTCGCTAAAGAAATACAATATCTATATCGACCGCCAAGGATTAGGACTAAACTTTAGTAAGCGTAATTTTAAAGTTTACACTGCCTAAGCTATAAAAACTAAGGGCTAACTGAGCGTTAGCCTTTACTCTTTATAACTACAGTAAGGAAAGGTGCGTAATGATGATATTAAATTATCCGAGTAAGAAAAACCTAAAAGAAAATATAGGTAAAACCCTAAACTACACCGAAACGAGTATGTTCGGCAATGAGTTTTTAAACGATGGCTCTTTCGTAGGTTGTAATAGACCTACAATAACAGAAAATAAAGGGCGCGAGTTTTTCGCAGAAGTTACTATGCGAGAAGGGCTGATTTTTTCAGTTTCATAGTCATAAAAAATAAGGGCATAGTAAGGCAAGGGGCGGTGTGAGAAGTACGCCACAATCGAGGATTTGGGACTCACTCACATCGGTTTTACCCTCAAAAGCATTGATTACAGTGTTTTTTGGAGTAAGACTGGAGAAAATTTATAACTAAGAAAAAGGTGATAATAAAATGAATAAAAAAGATATTAATATTATGGAAAGCATTATAGATTCTTTTGTAGCTGATAAAGATGATAGAATGTTAAACTTTCCAAGTGCTATTTTAACTATGTTAAAGCACAGGATAAGTCCTATTGAATTAATAGCCTATATAAGTGATTCTTTGTTCTGGGCTACTAATAGCAGAGATTTAAAAAGGTATGAGTACCTTGATGCTGATTCAATTTTTGCTTCTAAAATGACAGGAGCTTACTATAGACTAGAGGAGGTATAGAGTGAAAAGATTTAAAATAAGCAATAGCTGAGTATCACTTGATGGGAGAAGTGCTCTATAATCGAATCCTAGAGGCTCTATTCTGATGGTTTTAGCCCTAAGAACATTGATTACAGTGTTTTCGGGAGTAAGACCAATATAAGGAAAAATTATGACTGAATATGTAAAACAACAATTCTCTTGGTTCGTTACTGACGGACAAGGGAACACGATGTACGAGGGTTTAGATGAACTGACTGCGAGAAAATATTCTATGAAAGATGATAGCTACACTATCGGCTGGTTGGATACTGATGCTGGTAAGCCAACTTACTACGAAGTCACTGGCGGTCCTAAAGTTAATGATGATGATGTCCCCATTACTTACGCTAATAAGGACATACTTAATGAGGAGGATTTAAAATGAGGTGTCGGTGCTGTAATAAATCACTAACCGATTCAGAATCTAAGGCGAGAGACCCGAGAGATAGGTCTGCGTTTCTCGACCTCTGTTACTTCTGCAGGTTCAAGTCGAATCCCTATACATTCTCGGAGGACGAAGAGGAAATATTAAATAAAGAAGATATTAATGTTGATTTAGGCTGAGAAATAGTTTAAAATATTAACTATAGTAAGAAATAAAGTGACAATCATAATGGTTATCACTTTATTTTAAACTATGGTCATTAGTTACTATAGTTCAAAGACCGTCTATAGTAATTCTTTAATAGGTCTTCAAGGAAAATAAACGTATGATAACTAAGGGTATAGCAAAGTATGTCTATCTGGACAGTACAGAAAAATTTCAAGGTGAGGACACTGGTAAGTATACACTCACTGTCGCTGTCGATGATAAGGAAGCCAAAGCACTAGAGAGTGAAGGTGTTAAGGTCCGCACGATTAAAACTGAGGACGGTGGCTCTTACAAAGCCCGTAAATTCTCAACTAAATATCCTCTCGCATTCGAAATGGTTAAGACTATTGATGGTGAAGCAATCGGTCACGACTTCGGAGCTGAGAGCAAGGTTGAGGTACTCTGGAAAAAAGGTAACGAACACCCGCAACACGGTGTAGCTACCTATCTCACCGCGGTTAAGGTACACGAGCGTACCGAAGGCTACAGGTCCGTTGATTCGGAAACTGGTGAGTTCTTCTCTGCATAACAACAACACCTCTACATTTGTAGAGCATCAGCCCTGCCCCGCTTGTCGTGAGATAGGCAGGGACAGAGCGGGTGATAACTTGGCTGTCTATTCTGATGGTCACGGTTATTGTAATGCTTGTGAACATTATTTCGGTAGTGAGTTCACTAATGAACCAAAATATGAGGAGGAGGATATGCAGTCAACAATTACACCACGGGGTGTAGCTAATGCGTCTATTAAAGATAGGCGTATATCGTCTAAAATCACATCTAAATTTGGTGTGACTTTAAGTTATGACAAGAAAGGTCAGGTAGATAAACACTACTACCCATACTACGACTCTAACGAGAGCAATAGGCTACTCGGTTATAAAGAGAGGACTGTCGCAACTAAAGACTTTCAAATTATTGGTACTAACAGAGGCTCTGGTCTATTCGGACAGGAAGCTAACTGCTCTGGAGGTAAGTATCTAACTATATGCGAGGGTGAAATTGATGCCCTTTCGATTTCAGAGATGTTTGATGGTAAGTGGCAGGTGGTCTCTCTCAAGAACGGAGCGACTTCTGCCTCTCGAGATATCAAAGAAAATCTAGAATACATAGAATCATTTGATAATATAGTGCTATGTTTCGACCAAGACCAAGCGGGCTGGGACGCAGTTAAGGCTGTGCAGGATATAATCTCTGTCGGTAAACTAAAAATATGCAAGCTACCTATGAAGGATGCTAGTGATATGTTAGTTAATGGTAAGATTAAAGAATTCACCAACGCTTGGTGGTCTGCTGAACCTTATACACCCGCAGGTATCATCAGAGGTAAAGATACTTGGGAGTATCTACTTAAAGATGATAACCTAGAGACTGTCGATTATCCGTGGCAAGGGCTTAACAAGTTTACTTATGGTTTCAGAACGAAAGAACTGGTGACTATTACCAGTGGTGCGGGTATGGGCAAGACCAGTGTCGTTAAGGAACTTGAGTCTCACATACTTAATACGACTGAGGATAACCTAGCCATCATTCACTTAGAAGAAACAATTGGACGTAGCGTTACGGGGCTGATGTCCATTGAAGCTAATGCTCCTCTCCATATCCCGCAGTATGCAAAAGAATTTATTGGTAACTTAAAAGATAAGAAGGCACTCTGGCAGAAAGCTGTCGGTGATAAGAAAGTATTCTTCTACGACCACTGGGGGAGTATGTCAGAAGATTCCTTGCTCAATGTAATCAGAAACTACGCTAAATCTTACGACTGTAAGTGGATTGTGTTAGACCATCTATCTATCGTTATCAGCGACCAAGGCGGTATCTTAGACGAACGGAAGACTATTGATGCTATTATGACCAAGCTGAGGAAGATAGTACAAGAGACAGGAGTAGGTTTATTTCTCATCTCTCATCTCAGACGACCACAGGGTAAACCCCACGAAGAAGGTGGACAGGTGAGCCTCTCAGAGCTCCGTGGTTCTGCGGCAATAGCTCAATTATCTGACATAGTGATAGGCTTAGAGCGTAACCAACAGGATGATGACCCTATCACTCGCAATCAAACTACACTGCGTGTAATTAAGAATAGGTTCTCAGGGTTAACCGGTAAAGCCTGTAAGCTACAATATGATAGTAATACAGGAAGATTAACGGAGGTACTCGAAGATGTCGAGAGCTTTTTTTGATATAGAGACTAACGGACTCAGCCCTGATAGAGTACACTGTATCTGTGCGATGCTTGATAACGGTGAGTCCACTGTATATAGTTTTATAGGAGGAAATACATATGGAAATTTTCGAGACTGGCTGGCATCAGAAGATGTCGACACTCTTATCGGACACAACATTATTAACTTTGATGTTCCTATTCTGCGTAGGCTTAGTGGCTTTCGTTGGGATTTTAATCTTCGGGACACTCTCGTACTTAGTAGACTTAGCAACCCTAGTTTAGAGGGCGGTCATAGTCTCCGCTCTTGGGGCGAGAGGCTAGGTAAGTATAAGGGTGATTATCAAGGTGGTTGGGAAGAATACAACTACGAGATGTTAGAGTATTGTAAACAGGATGTCAGGGTTACTAAGGCTTTGTATGAGCACTTCGATGAACAAGAAAATACAGCATCATCAGAGATAGAGCATAAGACTGCTGATATTATTAGGAAGCAGACCGATAATGGTATGTTGCTAAACGAAAAACGAGCTTACGAGCTACTCGCTGAGATGAAAGAGAAGGTGCTAGATATAGAGGATAAGGTACACAAGAGATTTGAACCCCTGCCTGTATGGATACCACTAAACTTTCCTGATGGTAAGACTAAGAATAAAGATGGTTCTATATCTAAACGCTATCAGGCACAATTAGATAGGGGTGCTAGTTGGCAACATATAGGTGAGAGAACTGGTGCGGGTGAGACTCAGTGGGGATACTACGAGTATCCTGAGTTTAATCTCGGTTCTCGTCAGCAGATTGCTAAGTATCTACAGCACTTCGGGTGGAAACCCCAAGCGTTTACTGATAAGGGTAATATTATTGTCGATGAGAAGGTTCTCAAGTCTGTCAACATACCTGAAGCACAGTTGATTGTAGATTACTTAACATTAACTAAACGTATAGCTATGGTTAAGAGCTGGGTAGAGGCTATCGATGATGATACTGGGAGGATACACGGTAAGGTTAATCCTTGTGGTGCAGTGACAGGACGAATGACTCACTCCAAACCTAATTGTGCTCAAGTACCAGCCACTAGATTTGATAAGGATGGTAATATCTTATGGGGTTTTAAGGGTGGCTATGGTGCTGACTGTCGAGACTTGTGGACAGTACCTGACGGATATAGTTTGGTAGGTTGTGACGCTAGTGGTCTCGAGCTGAGAATGTTAGCACATTATATGAACGACCATAAGTACACTAAAGAAGTAGTCAGTGGTGATATTCACACTGCTAATCAGAAGTTAGCAGGACTACACACTAGAGACCAAGCCAAGACTTTCATCTATGCGTTCCTTTACGGAGCAGGGGATGTCAAGATAGGTCAGGTTGTAGGGGGAGGTGCTAAACGTGGTCGTGAACTCAAGAAGAACTTTCTTGATAATACTCCCGCTTTAAAGAAACTCAGAGATAAGGTTCGCAAGTCTAGTAAGAAGGGATGGGTGCGAGGCTTGGATGGCAGGAAACTACACATACGCTCTGAACATTCAGCACTTAACACTCTATTACAGAGTGCGGGTGCGGTGATTATGAAGAAAGCGTTGGTGTTGCTAGATACATATGCTACACAGTACAAGATAGATTATAAGTTTGTACTGAATGTGCACGATGAATTTCAATGCGAGGTCAGAGAAGACCAAGCGGATTTCTTTGGTGGTCTAGCGGTAGGGTCTATCGTACAAGCAGGTAAATCTTTTAAACTAAACTGTCCACTGGACGGTCAATATAAGGTAGGTAGAACGTGGCAACAGACACACTAAAAAGTGGCTATCGTTTTGATAGAGTTAATTCTAAAGGTAAAGTTATTTTTAGAAGGGACACTAATGAAACTTTAGATTATGCTGAGAAATATTTAAAGTCTAAATGTATTGAATATGAAGTTAAGAAGGG